TCGCTCTACCAGCAGCGCCCGGCGCCCGACTCGGGCGGCTACTTCGCCACCGACAAGATCGTCCGATACGGGGTCGCGCCGCGCGGCATGGTCGTGATCGGCGCGGCCGACTACGCCGTGACCGAGGATGGCGGAGACTATACCGAGCTGGGCGTAATCGGCATCGACCACGAGTCGCGCTGGCACCTGCTCGACTGGTGGCGCGGCCAGACGCAGTCCGACGTGTGGATCGAGCGCCAGCTCGACCTGATCGAGAAGTGGAAGCCTGCCGTCTGGTTCGGCGAGTCCGGGCCGATCCGGCGCGCCGTCGAGCCGTTCCTGCATCGCAGGATGGCGCAGCGCTCGGTCGCCTGCTGGCTAGAGTGGCTGCCGTCGATCAACGACAAGCCGACGCGCGCACGGTCGTTGCAGGCGCTCGTCGCGATGGGCTGGCTGTCGGTGCCCGATCGGCCGTGGGTGCAGGAGCTGCTCGACCAGATGATGATGTTTCCATCGGGCGCCTACGACGACGGCGTCGACGTGCTGTCGCTGGCCGCCCGGGGCATGGACAAGTTCGGCAAGGGGCTGAAGCCCGAGCTTGTGGCACCGCCGCCCCCGCCGCCGTCGCTCGGCAGGCTGCCGGCGAGGGTGCTGGATGCGCCCGAGCGGCGGGTGGTGAGTCGGTACAAGGCTTGATGCTGGATTAACTCAATCAGCCCCCGGTACACATGGCGCGGTCTATCACTGGCCGCCCATGAACCTGATCGCCAAGCTGCGCGCCGAGCGCCCCGACCTGTCGTTTCCTGAGCTGCTGGCATCCTCCGGCGTGCGTGCGCGCTTCGAGGGTGTCGACGAGCTTCGCGACGGCCGCGGCGAGTTCAAGCGATTCCGCGTGTACTCGATCGACGGCCACCTCATGGAAGGCCAGCCGATCCTGGTGCCCATGTCCAAGAGCGCGTTGGAAGCGGACAGCATCGCCCAGGCCGGGCTCGAAGACACGATCCGCAACGGGCGCCTGGCGCTCGAATCGCTCGATTCCGAGACCGACCGCGAGTTGATCGCCAAGCCCAGCGACTCGGCGGGCCTGACCGGCGAGCAGCGCACGATGATCGAGCGCATCCTGGCGGATCGGGCATGACCGAAGACCAGACGCCCGAGGCCGACGACCGCTCGCGGGCGTTGATCCGGCGCTTCCAGTCCTCGATCGAGCTGGCCATCGAGGACAACAAGAGCCGGCGCAAGCGCAATGCCGAGCTCGCCAAGTACGTGCGCGGCGTGCAGGGCCTGCAGGACGAGACCCGGCCCGACCCGGAAGAGGTTCGGGCCAACCTGATTCTCGGCATCATCCAGACGCTGGTGCCGATGTACTACGCCAAGGATCCGGAGATCGACGCCTCGCCAGAGGAGCAGATCCAGGATCAGTCCTACGCGGCGCTGGGCGTGTTCTGCCAGACGCTGGAAATCGTCCTGAACCGGCTGTTCATCCGCGACGGCCGGCTCAAGAAGCGCATGACGCGCGCCATTCCGTCGGCGATGACCAACGGCGTGGCGTGGATCAAGGTCAGCTACCAGCGCGACTACTGGCAAGACCCGATCATCCAGAACCGGATCGCCGACGCGCAGGACAACCTCGCGCGCATCCGAAAGCTGACCGAGTCGGCCGAGAGCCAGGACGGCGGCGAGAACACCGAGGCCGACGAGGCCGAGCTCGAGCAGCAGATCGCGGCCCTGCAGGAGCAAGTCGAGGTGCTGCTCGAGGAGGGCCTGGTGCTGGACTTCGTGGCGGACCAGGACATCCTGATCCTCGACGACGGCCTGACGACGTTCAGCGAGTACCCGCAGTCGCGCGCCATCGCGCATCAGCTCTTCATGACGACGGGCGACTTCGAGGAGCGCTTCGGCAAGAAGCCCACCGGAAAGAAGTACGGCGATCGGCGCGAAGCCGCCGCCGGCAACGAGCAGTCGCAGACGCGCCAGCGTGGCGAGCGCCAGCAGTTCGTGCGCGTGTTCGAGATCTGGGATCGGCGCAGCCAGACGATCTACACGATGGAGGACGGCGCCAAGGCGTGGGCGCGCGATCCGTACCGCCCGCAGCGGCTGGGCCGGCGCTGGTATCCGTTCTTTGGCCTGTACTGGAACGAGGTCGACGGCCAGTTCTACCCGATCCCCGACGTGGAGCAGTGGACCGGCCTGCAGGACGAGTACAACGCCATGCGCACGCAGCTCGCGCAGGCCCGCAAGGAGAACCGGCCCGGGTTCGCGTACCGCAAGGGCGGCGCGCTGACCGACGAGGATGTCGAGAACCTCGCCAACCGTCGCGGCCGGCAGTTCGTGGGCGTGACGACGACCGGCTCGAACGCGCCCTTGCAGGGCGAGATCGTGCCCTTCCCGCAGTACACCATCGACGGCAACGCCTACGATTCGACGCCGATCCTGCGCGACCTGGAGCAGACATCCGGGGCGTCTGACGCCTCGCGCGCCTCGATCAACAAGGCCAAGACCGCGACCGAGGCCGAGATCCAGGCGATGGGCATGCAGTCGCGCACCGCCTACCGGCAGGACGTGATCGAGGACGTGATCGGCGAAATGGCGGAGTACGCGGCGCAGATCCTGCTGCAAGAGCTCACACCCGAGCAGGTCGAGCGCATCGCAGGCGCGGGGTCCGTCTGGCCGGCGATGCCACGCGACGAGATCTTCGACCTTGTGTCGGTGCGCATCCGCGGCGGATCGACCGGCAAGCCGAACCGGCATCAGGAGCGCGAGCAGTGGGTGCAGCTCGCCCCGCAGATCATTTCCTTCATGCAGCAGGTTCAGCAGTTCCGCCAGATGGGCCTGAACGACCAGGCCGAGGGCGTGATCGAGTTGCTGCGCGAGACGCTCAAGCGCTTCGACGAGCGGCTCGACATCGAGAAGTATTTCCCGCCGCTGCCGCCGCCCCAGGTGGACCCGATGGCAGGCATGGGACAGCCCGGCATGGCGCTTGAGATGGTGCCCTCGGACATGAGCGGCATGCCGATCGAACCCGAAATGGCCGGCGGACTGCCGGTCGACGCTTTCAACCCTGCGGGCATGCCGCCCGCGTCAATCCCGCAAGGAGTGTAATCATGGCTGGTGATGTCGTTACCAAGGCGCTCGAGATCAACGTCTCGGCCCCCGAAGTGTTTGCCGTTCCGGCGTTCTCGCCCGTTCGGCTGATTACCGCGTCCGCGTCGACCGCGAAGGTCGAGTACAGCACGAACGGCGGCTACACCTGGAAGACGTGGGCCTTCGGCACGCAGGCTGCCGGCGCGACGCTCGAGCAGAAGTTTCCGATCGACGTGGTGGTGCGCGGCGTGGCCGTGACCGGCACGGCGACGCTGGAGATCGACGACCCGGACGCCGACGGCCTGATCTTCGTGAAGGGCACGCCGGCTTCGCTGGTGGCCGCGCCCGCCGGCACCGTGGCGATCCGCTACGACGGTGGCGAGGACACCATCGTCTACGTGAAGGAGTCGGGCACCGACGCCACCGGCTGGTCGCCGCTGACCGACGCGGCCTGATGACGGCGCGGGGCTTCGGCCCCGCATCCCTGACCGAGACGAGGTAGCGCATGGATGAAATCGACCCGCAAGGCAGCGGACTCGGAGAAGCCCCGGAAGGTGAGCAGCCTGTCGCCGAAGGAATCGCCCCCGAAGCCCCCGAAGGGCAGGGCGCGGAAGAGCCCAGCCTGCTCGACGCGATCCGCGGCGCGGTAGAGGGCGACGAACCGCAGGCGACCGGCGACGACCGGCCGCGCGGCCCCGATGGGCGCTTCCTGAAGAAGGACGGCACGCCCGAGGACGCCCCGGCAGATCCGGCAGCGCCCGAGGCGAAAGCCGAGAAGCCGCCCGAGAAGCCCGCCGAGGATCTGTACAAGGAGCCCGAGGGCCTGAAGGAGGGCGCGCGCGAGCGCTTCCAGCAACTGGTGGCCGTGGCGCGCGAGCGTGAGGCCGAGCTGGCCCAGGTCCGCGAGCAGTTTGCGCAGCAGGCGCAGGTGACGCAGGCCTTCCAGCAGATGCTCGTCGAGACCGGCGCGAGCGACCAGGAGTTCGGCGCGCTGCTGGACTTCGCCAAGGCGGTGAAGCAGGGCGACTGGAACGCGGCCGAGCCGCTGCTGGCCCACCTGGCGCAGCAGTTCCGCGTGGCTACCGGGCGCGACCCGGCTGGGTCCGACCCGTTCGCGCAGCACACGGACCTGTCGCAGGCCGTGCAGGCGGGCCAGATCACCCGCGAGGCGGCGATCCAGGTCATGCAGGCCCGGCAGGTGCTCGCGCAGCAGCAGCGCCAGCAGGCCGAAGCCCAGCAGCGCCAGCAGCAGGAACACGGCTACGTGCAGAGCGTGCGCCAGGCCACCGGCCAGGTCTCGCAGATGGTGCAGCAGTGGTCGCAGCGTGACCTCGACTGGCCGCGCAAGCAGTCCCTGATGCAGGCGCACGCCAAGCAGATCGCCGAGACCCTGCCTCCGGATCAGTGGGGCTTCGCGCTGAAGCTGGCCTACGACACGATCACGCAGACGATGGCCGCTCAGGCGCCGCAGCGCCCGCCGGTCGGCCCCGGCACGCCGCAACCGCTGCGCCCGTCCGGTGCGCAGGGCGGCCGGCGCGAGCCGTCGAACATGCAGGAAGCGATCCAGGCCGCGCTTGGCGGCGGGGAAGGCTGACTAGAAGGTTTCCCTGTGTCTCCTCCGGTTGCGAAAGCGACCTTCAGGCCCGCCGCGTGCGGGCCTTTTTTCGTGCTGTGGATTAAGCCAATCATGAATTGGCAGGCTGCGGCGTGACTGTATCCGGAGTTCGTCGCCGGACCCCGCCCGACCCGATCGGCTGATGTGCGGCTCGCCACCGCGAATCGGAGCGGAAACCCTCGGGATTCCATTCATTCGCAGGAGCGAACCATGCCGTTCACCGTCAATCAGCTCGCCGAAGCCGCCAAGGTCGGCCTCGACTTCTACATGAAGAACAACCCGGTCGACCAGGTCTCGGTCGATCGCCCGCTGCTCAAGGCGCTGCAGGCCCGCAAGGCCGAGTTCCCGGGCGCCAAAGAGTACGTCGTCGAGCAGCTGCGCGCGCGCTACGACAGCAACTTCCAGTGGTACCGCGGATCCGGCGCCGTGACCTACAACGAGCGCAACACGATCGAGCAGGTCAAGTACCCCTGGCGCTCGGCGCACGACGGCGTGATGATCGACGAAGATCGTCTGAGCCAGAACGGCATCATCGTGACCGACGACCGCCAGGCCAAGGCCAGCGACGCCGAGATGATCCAGCTCACGAACCTGCTCACCGAGCAGTCCGAGGCGCTGCGCCTGGGCTTCGAGGAGAAGTTCTCGGCCGCGCTGCACTTCGACGGTTCGTCCTCGGCCGATGCCATCGCGGGTCTGGATCACATCGTCCCGATCAGCGCGGCGCCCACCGGCACCGGCCAGGAGGTCGTCGGCGGCCTGGACGCCTACACCTATCCGTGGTGGCTCGCCAACCGCGAAACCGGCCTGTCGAGCTCGACGGTGCTGGGCAAGATGGAAACCGAGTGGCGCAACTGCACCCGGCACGGTGGTCGTCCGACCAACATCTTCGCGGGCGGCGCGTTCATCGACGCGTTCGAGGCGGGGGCGATCGACGCCGCGACGAACGGCATCCAGCGCTTCGTGCAGACCCCGGCCAAGGGCGGCACCGGCATCGACCCCGGCATCACCGGTCTGGCGTACAAGGGCGTGCCGATCGTCTGGTGCCCCGAGTTCGACGACGACTTCGGCGGGATCGTGTCGCCGGCCACCGGCTGGACGAAGCGGGCCTACATCCTGAACCTCAAGCACCTGAAGCTGCGCCCGCTCGCGGGGCAGGACATGGTGAGCCGCAAGCCTCCGCGCCCGCATGACCGCTACGTGGTCTACATGGCGCTGACGTGGAAGGGCGCCATGACCTGCAACATGCGCTCGGCGCACGCGGCTCTGGCGCTGACCTGATCCGCAACCGCGGGGGCTTCGGCCCCCGCATCTCTTGGAGTGCCGTCCCATGATGCAAGTGCCCCTGAAGCGCGTCCCGATCCGGCGCGACATGGCCGAAACCCTGTTCGTCGAGGTCGGCGAGCACGAGATCCCGGTCCTGATCGCGGTCCACGGCGAAGGCCGGGTGCAGACCGACCTGATCGACACGAGCGACGAGGTTCGCAACATCGACGACCCCAAGATCGAATACGAGCGGCTCGCGCGCCTGTACGGGCGAGACGCGGACAGCGGCCGGGCCTTCGTGGACCTGGCCTATGTGAACTTCCGCCAGTTCCTTTCGGACCTGGAAGCCCTGAACGGCGCGCCCAAGCGCAAGCGAGCCGCCGCCGAGGCGTGAACCCATGACGCAATCCGCCACCCCGTTCAAGACGCTGGAGGCGCTGCGCACCGACCTGCAGGCGCGCATCGGCGGGGCGGCGGGGATCAGCTTCAACAAGCCGATCCTGAATTCCTTCCTGCAGTCCGCCCAGGAGGCGCTCTACGAGGCGACCGACTGGAAGCACCTGCGGGCCCGGAAGATCATCACCGTGGCGAACGGCTCTGTCTGGTATGACCTGCCGACCGACTGCAACATGGAGAAGGTCACGCTGGTCGCCATCGAGGAGGCCGGGCGCTGGACGCCGCTCGTCGAGGGCATCGACCTGCATCGGCGCAACTGGTACTCGTCGCCGGCCACGCCCACGCGCTACGACGTGTCGTGGAATGCTGACGCGGCGAACGCCTGGAAGGTGCAGATCGAGATCCACCCCGAGCCGCTGCTCGACGGCCGGATGCTCGTCGAGTACGTGCGCACGCTGCTGCCGTTCACCGACGACAACCATGTCGCGTCGATCCCGACCGGGCCGCTGTTCCTGCACGCGCTCACCAACGCCAAGCTGCACTACCGACAGCCTGACGGTCCGCAGTACGCGCAGCAGCTCGAGGCGATGCTGATGGAGTTGAAGGGCCGGCACCGCCGCAAGACGGTGGTGACGCCTCGCGGCGGCACGCGCATCCTCGACGAGGACATCGCCTACCTCGTGCCGCCCACGGACTATCCGGGGGCATAAGTGGCGGCCATCGTCTACAGCAGGTTCGAGGGTGGAATCGACCTGTCGAGGCCGGCGTCCGTGCAGGACGCGAACCGGTTTCGCGAGCTGAAGAACGCCTACGTGACGCCCGGCAAGGCGGTGCGCAAGCGCCCCGGCGCGCGCTATCGCTGGTCGTGGGGTCCGGGTGTCAAGGGCCTGTACACCGGGCCCGGCTACCTGACCGGATTCTGGGGCGCGGCCAACGAGGACGTGCAGCACCCGACCTCGGTCGCGTTCGTGCAGGACGCCGGCCAGTTCGTGACCACGAAGCTGCAGGTCGCGGGCGGCGCGGCACCGGGCAACACCGTGACCGAGATCCACACGGCCTTCCAGTTCGCAGGCTCGATGTACGCGGTGGCCGAGACCGACATCGGCACGCGACACTTCTACGCCGACGGCACGGCCGACAACCTGGTGACCGACGCCAACTGCCCGAACGGGCCGACGGCGATCCCGATCGCGTCCAAGGTCTTCGGCGGCGCATCCGACGGCGTGACCCGATTCTCTGCGACCGACGATCCGAAGGACTGGACGCTCACCGACGACGCCGGGTTCCTGCCGACGAACCGCAAGACCCGCAGCCTGTCGACCGTGGCCGCCCTGGGCGAGTTCGAGGGCTTCCTGGTCGTCTCGATGGGCGATGCGGCGCAGCTCTGGACCGTCGACCCGGACCCGGCGGCGATGGCCTTCGACAAGACGATTGCCGTGGGCCAGGTGGCCGGCGACACCGGGGCGAACGTCGGCAACGACCTGTTCTTCATGTCTCCGTCTGGCGTGCGCTCGATCGTTCTGAACAGCCAGAACGGCAACGCGATGGACCTGGACGTCGGCGTGCCGATCGACCGCAGGGCAATCGAGCTGCTGGTCGCTGACGGCAATCCGCTCATCGCGCGTTACCTGCCGAGCCTAGGCCAATTCTGGCTCATCCGCGGGCAGCGCGCGCTCGTCTACTCGTTCTCGCGCACGGCCAAGGTCTACGCATGGTCGGAGTACACCTTCCCGTGGGCGATTGCCGGCGCGGCGGACTTCGCCGGCTCGGCCTACTTGCGCTCGGCGGATGGCGACATCTACGAACTCGACCAGGGGTATCAGGTCGACGACGACGCCGGCGCAGCGGTGACGGCGCTGGGCATCGATCGCGATCCTGTCGGCTGGGCCGAGTCATTCCCTGATGAGGGAAAGTCGGTGCCGATGGTAGAGGTTCAGACGCCGTTCCTCGACATGAAGGCCCCGGGCAGCCTGAAGCAGATCCACTGGATGGATCTGGTCGCCACGCGCGCCGACGAGGAAACGATCGAGGGCGCGGACCGGGAATTCTCGGTCACGCACCTGTTCAAGCCGGAGACCGGAGGCGAGCTGTTCGAGGCCGGGCCGATCCTCTTGACCGGGCAGCCGGACGACAGCCGCTCGGACGGCGCGATCCCGGTCGGCCTGATGGCGCCGTCGATCGCCGCGCGGCTCGAGCACCAGGTCGCCGAGCACTTCGAGCTGTCGGCGCTCGTCTACCACTTCGACAACCTGGGGGTCTACGGATGACGCCAGAAGAGATCATCGCGGCGCTCAGGGCGCAGTACGCCGGGGGCGTGGGGCCTGTGCAGCAGGCGGTCGACCCCTACGACGGTCGCCAGTCGGGCTATGCGGACGTGGGCGGGCTGCGCCTGAACTACGACCCGAACACCGGCAGCTACTACTCGGGCCTGTCCGAGCTCACGACCGGCCCGGACGGCAAGCCCGGCATGTACGTGGGCGACTTCGGCCCGGACGGCAGCCTGCAGGGCGTGCGCTGGAAAGAGGACCGCACGAGCTGGACGGATCGGGCTTTGAGCATGGCACCTGCGCTGGTCTTGGGCGCGGCTGCGCTAGGTGCCGGCGGTTTCCTGCCAGGCATGGGCGGCGAGGCTGCGGCGGCCGGTAGCGGGTCGACGGCGGCGGGGGCTGCTGGTGGGGCCGGCGGTTCCCTGCCGTCGCTGGGCGGGATCGATCTCGCGAGCGCGGGGGCCGTGAACCTGCCGGGCGGGACTACCGCCATGATGGCCGGCGCGAAGCCCGCGGCGTTCATGGGCGCGGGCGGCTTTCTCGGCGGGCTGACGCCCGCGGCGGGCGGCTGGATGTCGAACCTGCTGCCCGGCGGCATCAAGGCCACCGACCTGGCCAAGCTCACCCCGCTGCTGGGCGGCGCAGGCGGCGCACCGTCCGCGCCGAATGTCCCGGTGCAGGACACTGGCGAGGCGGCGCTGCATGACTCGATCGGCAAGATCAACAGCCTCTTCGGCGACCGCTCCGGGCTCTACGACCAGGTTCGCAAGGACACCTACGATCTGCAGGCCTCGCGCCTGGGCGAGCGCCGCGAGGACACGCTTCGCAAGCTGCGATTCGGCGCCGCGCGCACGGGCCTGACGGGCGGATCGGTCGACGTGAGCAACAAGGGCCTTGAACAGCGGGAATTCGGCCGCGCGCTGATGGACGCGAGCAACACCGCGCAGAGCCGCGCCGACGAGATGCGCGCCAACGACGAGCGCACGCGCCTGAACCTGATCTCGCAGATGCGCTCGGGGCTGGGCTCGGCCGACGCCACGCAATCCGCGCTCGCCACGATGCAGGACAACCTGACCGCAGCGCGCAACGACCAGCGGTTCGACGCGATCGACGCCTATTCGGGCGCGGTCATGCCGGCGATCCAGCGATTCGAGACGAACGCGGCCAAGCAGCGCGCCCGCCAGGATTGGGGCACCTACCGCACGCCGTCTTCCTACAGCGGCACGATCACGAGGTAACGGCATGGACTGGACGACCGCATTCGAGATGCTCGCCTCGCTGGGCGGAACAGCGATCCAGCAGCGCGAGCAGCGCCAGGCGCAGACCCGGCAGGCTGCGGCCATTGCCGCCGCGCAGGCCGAGCAGGACGCGCTCGCTCGGCGCCGGCAGGCGATGGTCATGGAACAGGCCCAGCGCATGGCCGTGCCGCAGACCGAGCAGCAGCTTGCCCAGGTGATCCAGCCGCAGCAGCAGCGCCTGGAAGGCGTCGCGCGCGAGGCGGCCAGCGCCCAAGTGGCGCGCCCGGCCGGTGCCTCGCCGACCTACGACACCGAGATGGCAAAGCGTGCCGCAGACGAGCTGCAGCGCGCGATTGCCGAAGCGGGCATGACGGCCCGGGCCGGCGGCGGGCAGCGGCTGATGTTCGAGCAGGGCCTGCAAGGCGCCAACGCCGCGAGCGGCATGGACGACATCACCTCGATCATGCAAAACGCCGCGCGGTCGTCGGATCGGAACATCGCCAACGCGGGCCGGGTGAACGCTGGAACGATGGTCGGCGGGACGCTTTTGCAGGCCGCATCCCCGATGCTCGGACGCGCGGCCTCGCGCGTGACGGGGCTCAACGGTTCGATTTGGGGGCGATGATGCGCACGCGCTACGCAATGCCTAACACCCGGGCGCTGATGGGCCTAGGCGGCGGAATGTCTGAGCAGGACGCCTACGACCGCGAGATGGACCGACTCACGCGGATGGACGTTGCGCGCTCGTCGATCGGCGTGAACGACGCCCGGGCCGAGGCCGAGCGGGGCAAGCTCGCGCTCGACCAGCAGATGCAGCAGGCGGCGCTCGAAGCCCGGCGCGCCCGGGGCGACTCCGGCACCCAGCAGCGCATGCTGATGCTGCGCGACCCGACCATCTCGCCGGAAGCGGCCCGCGCGCACGTCAGGCGGGCCGAGGGCGGGCCGTTCGCGCCTCCGCAGTACGCCAACCCCGACCAGGCGCGGCTCGCGGGCGAGACGCTGGCCGGAATCTTCGCCACCAGCCTCGCGGACAAGGAAACCGGCGGCAAGGATCTGGCCGACGTGGTGTTCGATGCCGGGTCGAGCGCGCAGCGCCTGCGCGCGCCGGAGGTGGCCGCAAGCGACCCGGTGACGGCCGCCTTCATGCTGAACGCCGGCACCGGCAAGGACGCGCCGGCACTATACGGCGCGATGCCGGGCGGGCTGGGCACGTTCGGCACGCTCACCGGCAAGATGAGCATCAACCAGCCGCTGCAGCAGTCGGTCATCGGCGAGAACAACGCGCAGGCGGGGGCGTCGTGGGCTTCTGCTGGCGCATCGAACGCTATGGCGGCGCAGCGGCGCGACCAGACCGGCGCGCCGACGGTCGACGCCGGCCGGGGGCTCGTCATCAGCCGGGACGGCACGGCGCGGCCGATCACGGTCGACGGCCAGCCGATCGGGGAGCGCAAGACCGGCCTGGTGAACGTGAACGGCGGCGGGCGACCGCTGACGGCGACCGAGCTGCGCTTGCAGCAAGAGAACATCGACGGGATCAACCTGGCGTCGAACATGGACGTCGACCTGGCGCAGTTCGAGCGGCAGATCGAGGCCGGCGAGTTGCCGCTGGGCCGTCTGGACAACATCGAGAGCGAGGCGCGCAACTGGTGGGGCTCTGGCGCCACGACGCCGGGCAGTCGCAACTATGCGTCCTTCCGGGCCATGCTCGAGAAGGCGCGCAACGACTCGCTGCGACTGAACAAGGGCGTGCAGACCGAGGGCGACGCGGTGCGGGCGTGGAACGAGCTGATCGCCAACATCAGCGACCCCGAGCTGGTGAAGCAACGCCTGGCAGAAATCCGCGTCATCAACCAGCGGGCGGCCGACGAGCGGCAGATGATGATCGACCTCATCCGGCAGAACAAGGGGCTCGACGCGCTCGACGTGCGCGCGCTCGTTCAGCCGAGGCCGGCTTTCGGGCAGGCGAAGGCACCTGAAGCCACGCCGGCCGCGCCGCGCCCGGGTGGCGCGACGGGCGGATGGGGTGAGCAACCCACGGCGCCGCCCATGCGCCTCGATGTCAACGGCGTCGGCGGTACGACCGGCGAGGCCGCGGTGAACGAGGGGCTGCCGCAGGTGATGACCGATGAGGACTACGCCGCGTTGCCACCTGGTGCGCGGTACATCGACCCGGACGGCAACGAGCGGAGGAAGCCGCAGTGAAACCGTGGGAGAAAGACCCGATCGTCGCGCCGGCCCGCCAGGCTGCGCGCCCATGGGAAGCGGACCCGGTTGTGAAGCCTGCCGAGGTGGCGCCGCCTGCCGGCGGGGCCGTGAGCCTCGAGCCGCTGGCGCCGGCCGAGACGCCACCGAAGCCCGAGCCGGCGAGCTGGTGGCAGACATCGCCCGTCGGGGGCGTGGTGCGTGGTGCGCGCGACATCATGGACGGTGGCGCGCAGCTGCTCGTGCGCGGTGTCGAGGCGGCGATTCCTGACTCGTGGACCGGGCTCGACCAGTGGGCCAAGGGCGAAGTGGCCCGCGTCGAGGGCATCAACAAGGGCGCCGAGCAGGACTATCAGCAGAACTGGCGCGAGGGCCGCGAGGGCTTCGACGGCTCGCGTCTGCTCGGCAACCTGCTGGCCGGGGCGCCACTTGCTGCGGCGATCCCGGCGGGTGCCGGGCTGGGCCTTGGCGCGCGCACGGCGCTGTCGGCGGCCGGTGGTGGCGTAATGAGTGCATTCCAGCCCACCGACGCGGCAGACGGCGACTTCTGGGGCGCGAAGGCGAAGCAGGTCGGAACCGGGGCGGCATTCGGCGCGGCCGCGGCACCCGTGGCCGCCGGCATCGCGCGCATCGTCAGCCCGAAGTCGTCGGCCAACGTGCAGACGCTGATGAAGGAAGGCGTCACGCCGACGCCCGGCCAGGTGCTTGGTGGCGCGTGGAAGTCGACCGAAGAGAAGCTGTCGAGCTTTCCGCTTCTCGGCGACGCGATCAAGGCGGGGCAGCGGCGCGCACACCGGCAATTGAACGAAGTTGCGCTGAATCGCGCGCTGGAACCGCTGGGCCAGAAGCTGCCAAGTGGAATGATCGGGCGAGGCGCGATCCAGCACGTCGACGACGCGCTCGGCCAGTCCTACGACGACATCATCAATCGAGTCGGGGCGCCTGCCGTCGACAACCAGATGCTCGACGAGCTCGCCAACCTGCGCTCGCTGCTGGTCGGGCAGCCGAAAAACGCGGCCGAGCGGCTCGACGACATCATCGGCAGCGAGATCCTCGCGCGCACTCAGCATGGCCGGCTGACCGGCGAGGCGATCCGCGCTGCTGAGCAGAACCTGGGCCAGCACGCATCGGGGCTGCTGCGCGATCCGATCTCCGACAACCGCAAGATCGGCGAAGCGACCGTCGAGGCGCAGCGCATCCTGCGAAGCTGGCTCGAACGCTCTGCGCCGCCAGAGCTGTCCGAGCAGCTGCGCGCCACGAACAAGGGCTGGGCGAACTTCCTGCGGTCGCGCCAGGCCGCAGCAAGCGTCGGCGCGGGTGAGGGCGTGTTCACGCCGAGTCAACTGCAAAGCGCTGTCAAGGCGCTTGACCGCAGCAAGGGAAAGTCGGCATTCGCCAAGGGCACGGCAGTCATGCAGGACATTTCAGAGCCGGCGCGCGCGGTGCTCGCGAACGAGATCCCGAACAGCGGAACCGCTGACCGCTGGCTGGCCACGCTGCTGGCTGGCGGCGGCGCCGGGGCTGCGGCAACCGGCGCGGTGGCTTCTCCGACCATTGCTGCGGCTGCGTTGCCGATGGCGATGTACGCCCCCGGCGTGCAGCGCTTCGTCGCGCAGATGCTCGCCGGCCGTCAGGGGCAGGGCTTCAAGGCAACGGCTGACGGCATTCGGGCGCTCACGCCCGCGATGGGAACGCTACTGGCGCCGCAGCTGGCGGCCGAGTAACACGACCCGGCCGGCCGCCCAGCCGACCCGGTAGCACGCCCACTGGAAGGCTCGCCGGATCTGCGGCTTGAGCACGACCATCAGCCCCATGCCGAAGCTGGCGAGCGCAATGCGCAATTCGTCATCGGACATGGATTAACTCAATCGGCCTTTCGTAGGGTGCGGCATCACCCCGGATTGTGTCATGCCGCAGGCCCCAGAGTACACCCCGCAGGCGAATTTCAGCGAGTCCGAAGGCAGCGCCGGGCGCAGCCTGATCTCGCTCGCGGCCGTCGACAACGAGTTCGCGCGCATCGCCACCACGGCCAACGCGCTGCGGGCCAACCTGGCGCTGATCCAGAACGATGACGGCACGCTGCGCGACGGGGTCGTCACGGCGCTGGCCCTGACCGCAGACGCCATCGCGGCCATTGCTTCGGCTGTCGACACCGTGCAGGGACCGGAAGGCCCGCAGGGTCCGATCGGACCGACGGGTCCGCAAGGACCGGTCGGCGCCACCGGCCCGACCGGCCCCGAGGGTCCAGAGGGCCCGGATGGCCCGCAAGGCCCGCAGGGCTACAGCTTCGAGCCGAACGTCACCTCGCTGCTGCTCTCGGATCGGGATGCCTACGACAGCGAGCCGGCCGGGTTCAGCTTTCTCGCGCTTGACGCCGGGGCGATCTACTTCCGGGTCGGCGCGAGCGGATGGACAGCGCCGATCCCGTGGGGCCAAGGCCCGCAGGGTCCGGAAGGCCCAGCCGGCCCGACAGGTCCGCAAGGCCCGACCGGCCCCGAGGGCGGCACGACGCCTGGCTCGATCACGCCGGCATCGCTCTCGACTGGTGGGCCGAGTTGGTCGACTGCCGGCGTGCTGACAGTCGGCGCAGGGCCTTCTGCTTCGCTTGACGCAGCCACGAAGGGATACGTCGACACGCAGATCGCCGCGGTCGCCGCGGTGCCATCCGGCGTCATCCTGATGTGGTCGGGCTCGGTCGCGTCGATTCCGACCGGCTGGCGGCTGTGTGACGGCACGAACGGCACGCCCGACCTGCGCGATCGGTTCATCGTCGGCGCTGGATCGAGCTATGCGCCAGGCGCGACCGGGGGATCGGCATCGGTGTCGATCGGCACAGCGAACCTGCCCTCGCACTCGCACACCTTCTCGGCGACCAGCTCGTCAGCCGGCGCGCACGCGCACAGCGGATCGACTTCCGCCGACGGCGCGCACACGCACACCGAGAACGCCGGTTCGGGCGAGATGGGGTCTACGACCGCGGTGCAATCGAACGCCAGCTACGGCACGGCATCCGGCACCGTAACCGCGACCCAGACCGGTTCGGGCGGCACGCACTCGCACTCGATCAGCACCAGCACCGCCTCGTCGCACACGCACAGCGTGAGCGGCACGACCTCATCCGTGGGCAGCGGCACTGCCCTCGAAAACCGCCCCCCGTACTACGCATTGGCCTACATCCAGAAGGCATAAGGAGCAGTCATGCCCATCGTCTCAAGCGACATCAAGATCCGCCTCTCGGGCGGCGCGTCGAACACCGACCCGAATCTCTCGCTCGGCGGCGCGAAGTCCTCGACCGAGGCGTCGACCAACCTGTTCGACAACGTGTCGAGCGCCGAGGCGTCGGCCGGGCACACCGACTACCGGTGCGTCTACATCCACAACAACCACGGATCGCTCGCGTTGCAGTCGGCCAAGGTGTGGATCCACTCGAACACCCCGTCTGCCGACACCGAGGTCACCATCGCGCTGGCTGGCGAGGGCGTGAATGGCACGGCCGAGACGGTCGCCAACGAGAACACGGCGCCGAGCGGCGAGACCTTCGCCCTGGCGGCCACCGAAGGCGCGGCGCTGTCGATCGGCAACATCCCGGCGGGCCAGCATCAGGCGATCTGGATCAAGCGCGTCGTGGGCGCGTCTGCTGCGGCCTACACGGGCGACGGGTTCACGGTTCGGGTCAAGGGCGATACGGCGGCCTGAGCAATGCTCTCGCTCGACCCCACCACCCGCGCCGAGTACGACGCAGCCGAGACGCCATCGGCGCGAGCGGCGGCCGTTCTGGCGGCGATCACCGGCACCGTCACCGCGACCGTCTACGACGGCTCTGGCAATGTGCGCGGGTCTGGAACGATGGAATCACCGTGGGCGACCATCGTCGGGTCGAGGCTGATCATCGGCGAGGTGTCGAACTTCCTCGTGACGAGCGGAGGAACGCCGGATGCCGACTGGAAACTTGCGTTCGAGACAGCCCCTGGCTGGCTTGACTCGAGGTGGCTGAGTGGCCCGTTCGGACTGACGGGTGATGCATGGGCCGACTTCACCTGGTCGCTGCCGACGTTCGCCACGGGCCAGAGCGGGCGGATGGGGACGGTCGAGGCGCAGGCGAAAGGCTACGAGCCGGTATCGCAGGACGAGACGGCGCAGTGGGACGTGCTGACTTTCGCGCAGGCGAGCTTCTCGTCGTCCTGGGCGGTGGCCGATGGATCGGCCCAGGCGCTCGACGCCGATGCAGTTCCGAGCCCGATCCAGATTTACCAGGGCCAGACCTTCGACTTCGCCGACTACATCGTGGGCGGCGTGCCGCCGTACTCGGTGGCGCTCGGATCTGGGTCGTCGCTGCCGCTCGGGGTCGCCAAGACGGGGCCGACGACGCTCTACGCGGCTGTCGATGCGCCGACCACGGAAGGCACGCCGATCGAGCTACTGCCGGAAGTGACGTTCGACATCGACGACTCGGCACCGTCGGTCACGCTTCCCACGTTCGGCGTGCTCTCGCACGTCGGCGGCGCGGATCTGCCGTTCGCCGCAGATCCG